GTCTACTACAACCCACGAACCTTATCCGCCTAGGACGTTCTCCAATGAATCGGCCAACTCGACGCCTGCTCAAAAAGCACACTCGAACCTCGATCAGAGAACAAAAGTTCATAAGTAAGTTGACTAAGCGAGCAATCTACACTCACTGTTCCCCCGCCTTAGCCTACGCAACCATCAATGGTTACCGACGTTCCGCTACCGACCCCGAATCAGGAGAAAACGATTTCCTCAAAACAGATCAGCCCTACCATGACGTCCCAAGAGACTTTCACTACAAGAGAGCACTCCGCGTTGTTGAAAAGATTTTCAGACCAGAACGCCGCCTAAAGCCCATCGCTTTTCCCGACCTTCGTTACTACCCCTGGACCCTTAACACAGCAGCCGAAGCCCCTTTCACCGAAAGCAAATTTTGGCAAGACCGAATTCGTCAGAAAGCAAGAGAAGGAGATATCGACACCGAGAGAATGACATTTCATAACCTTTACAACGAGATCTTTCACGCTAACCGCACCCTTGTTCACGACATTAAATATGGCCTCAGCAATTTCTGGACCCCCTCCGGAGAACCGATACCATACGAGTTCACTTACCTACATTCACGCGCACATATGGTTACTCAAGACAAGCCCGACAAGATTCGCGCCGTTTTTGGAGTCCCAAAACTCCTATTAATGGTCGAAAACATGTTCATCTGGAACCTCCAGAGAGAATATCTTAACAAAGGACTTGGCAAATCACCCTTACTTTGGGGATTTGAAACTATCCGTGGAGGATGGATGAAGCTAATCAACAAGCTATCTTCTCACCAATTCAATTTTGTACTCTCCGCTGACTGGAGTGGCTTTGACCACAAAGCACTACACGAAGTCATCGATGACGTGCATGATATTTGGAGAAGTTGGTTTGACTTTGACTCAGGCTACGAGCCGTCGAAGAGCGACACCCACGACTATACAGACACTAAATCACGCGAAGAGCAAATCACACGCCTTTGGACCTGGATGTGTCATGCTATCAAGCACACACCAATCAAAGCCGAAAGTGGCAACATGTATCAATGGAGATTCAATGGAATAGCCTCAGGCTATCAACAAACCCAACTCCTCGATTCATTCGTTAACGCCATCTACCTGCTCACCTGCCTATCAGCCTGTGGAATCAACATCGATTCTCAGCATTTCCAAGCCCTATTTCAAGGTGACGACTCAGTCACAGCTTTCCCGGAAATGATCCCTGACCCCAAGGCATTCATCGCGCAATTATCTAAGGAAGCGAAGAGACGGTTCAACGCCGACCTCTCCCCTGACAAGACTACCTACGGTACGTCCCCCGACGACGTGGAAGTCCTATCCTATGGTAATAGATCTGGAATCGCAACCCGACCCCCAGCCGAGCTATTAGCTCACCTACTCTACCCCGAAAGACCCCGCCGTGCCAACGAACATGCTGCAGCCGCAGCCGGTATCGCACAAGCCGCCATGGGCTCATCATTTGAAGTTTTTAACGCTTGCAAAGATGTGTACAACTTTTTGGTCAACGAGTTAGGCATTGCACCAGCCTGGAAGGAGATCTCATCTGAGATTCTTCGTCCTGACATCCCACTGGTTCAACGATTTCCCTCCCACTTGGAAACGTTCCTGTCCAACTATGACATGAGAACTAGATCAGAACAAGACAAACAACGTCTCTGGCCTACCAAACCAACTGGAAATGGATTTCACTTCCTGAACTCTTGATCGACTCAGAGTCTTTGGATTTCGTTTATTT